GGAGTCGATGCCATTTCCTTAGTGGAATATCCAGCCATCGAACAAAACTTCGTATTCCTATCTCAGGAAAAGAACAAATATGTATTCGCTAAAGCAGACGATGAGAAAAAACTACTTGTCGGCCCTGCCCTGATTCCGAACAAACAGATTTACAGAATGGATCAGGAAACGGGTGAAGAATACTACGCACACTTTTCAAAGGAAACCATTAGGAGGGTATCGGAGCTTTACCTACAAAAGAACAACCACCACAACTATACATACGAGCATGAGAACAAGGTGGTCGGCCTTTCTCTTTTCGAGTCCTGGATAGTAGACTTTCCGGACATGGATAAATCTAGGGCTTACGGCTTTGAGCCAAAAGAAGGATGGTGGATGGTATCACTAAAGGTTCATTCGGACGAACTATGGGCTAAGATTAAAAGCGGAGAGGTTAAAGGCTTTTCAATCGAGGGCTATTTCGCGGACAAGATTAAAGCATCAAAGGTGTTTGACTTAGCTACTGAAATGGATGCGCTCATTAAAAAATTAGAGGAGTCTAAAAAATAGTTTAGACAAGTCTAAAAATCAGGCACTTACACGCTTTTTTTGTAACGCCTTCATATAGATACATATAAGCACATGGAAACAAACAACATCGAAAAACTCAAAGACTCGTTTTCTAAGCTGAAAAAACTGGTCTTTGGCGAGGAAATCAAGCTAATGGCAGAAGCCAAGCTAGAAGACGGCTCTATTATCGGAACTCAGGCAGATGAGTTTGCTGAAGGAGTCGATGTGTTTTTGGTAGAAGATGGCGAAACTATGCCGCTTGAACCGGGAACGTACACCACCGAAGACGGTTTTACTTTAACAGTCGAAGAAGCTGGCACAGTTGCAAGCTATGAGGCAGTTGAAGAAGAAGCCCCTGAAGAAGAAATGTCAAACACCGAAGACTTGAAAGAGCAGATCGTTGGTGTCATGGGATTCCTTGAAAATATTATGACTGAGCTACAATCACACAAAGAACAGTTGGCAGCATTAACGCCAGAGGTTGTAGAGCTTTCAGAAGAAACGAAAGAAGACGAAGCCAAAGAAGATGCGCAAGCAGAGGCTGAAGCGATCGTACTTTCAAAAGAAAAATCCAGCGCGAATCTAAGCAAGCCTTCTAATTGGTCGGCAATGTCTCAGACTGAGCGTTCAATATACATTAAAGAAAATTATAAAAATTAATCATGGCTGATTCAGTTACTTCAACCTATGCAGGGGAGGCCGCAGGCGAATACGTTGCCGCAGCACTTCTCTCTCCGAAATCTCTAGACGGGATGACGGTTAAACCAAACGTAAAGAAAAAACTAGTAGTAAAGAAAGGCGCGGACAGCGTAGCCCTTGCAGATGCTACTTGCGACTATACTAGCGCAGGGGACGTTACAATTACCGAGCGTGTACTAAGTGTAGAATCTTTTCAAATCAACAAAACCGTTTGCAAACAAGACTTTTTGGACGATTGGGACGCAGTTTCTATGGGTGCTTCTGCACACAACGAAAACGCTCCTTCTACCTTCAACCAGTATTTTATTGACAGACTTACTAGCCGAACAGGAGAAGCAATCGAGAACAACATCTGGACGGGTATCGACGCAACTGCTGGACAGTTCAGCGGATTCGAAACTCTATGGGCTGCTGACTCGGATGTAGTAGACGCTACTGCGGCTGCTTTCTCAGCTTCAACCATTGATGACGCCTTGAACACAGCGATTGACAATATTCCTGTAACAATTCTAGGTTCTTCTGACTTGAGAATTTACATGAACACTCGTTCATTATGGTACTACAAGCAGTTCCTAATGGCCAACTCTCATGGAGGTGTAAACATCTTTAACGGTGAGATTCCTGTTTTGAGCTACGCTGGTATCCAGATTGTAGAATGTCCTGGTATGTCTGTTAACAAACTAGCCATCGCAGAACAAACAAACCTTTGGTTCGGTACTAACTTACTCGACGATATGAACGAGGTTAAAGTTATCGACACGGCAGAGACTCTAGGAGACCAAAATATACGATACGTTATGCGAGCATCTGCGGGTGTACAGTACGGTATCGGTTCAGAAATCGTATATATTAACGCGTAATTATGGCCTGTAACTTAACACTCGGTAGAGCCGTAGCGTGTAAGGATCAGGTTGCTGGACTTCGCAAACTCTATTTTGCGAATTACGGCGGTTTTTCTTTAGGGTACGATGTAACAGATACCGACATGGTGGACGACTTAGGGGCTGTAACAGTCTATGAGTACGACCTAAAAGACGGAAATGCCTCTTATACTGAGGCTGTTCAATCTACACCCGAAAATGGTACAACGTTTTGGGAGCAAACCCTAGAGGTTTCCTTCCCTAAGTTGTCCAAAGAAGACCATAAGGAGCTGAAAATTATGGCCTATGGCCGTCCACATATCATCATATTGGACAACAACGACAATTTGCTTGTAATGGGCTTACTTCAAGGTTGCGATGCAACAGGAGGCGGCTTAGAAACAGGACAAGCAAAAGGAGATTTTAGCGGTTATCGCTATACCTTCACAGCAAAAGAGAAAGTTCCAGCGAACTTCTTGAAAGCGACTGCGGGTACAAGTGCTACTGCTTACCCATTTGACAACCTTACAAGTACTGTAACGGTTACAGCAGGATAATTCTCGACTCATCCTTCAAGCAATTAAGCCTCCTTCTGGGGGCTTTTTTGTTGCTTTTTTTAGAAAATACATATAAGAGTATGTGGACGGTACGCAAGAAATTCAAGGGGTTAATAGTGAACGGATTGTCTAAGCCTTTAGGCGAACAAACAGAGGCAGAAATACTAGGACTATACCCACAAATAAGAAAAAAATACTTCTATGATAAACCTGACAAGCGGACAGGCGAACTCGGTAGTGCTAACGCTAACGGAGAAGGCGACCAACCTGCCAGCTAACTACGTTCTATTCGTTTTTAAGCACGGAGCAGAAACGGTGCAAACAGCGATAGCGACAAGCGTTACAACTTACGGGGGTGCTAACTCCAGGACCTATGATTTAGTTGTTATCCCTTCCACCACTTTTGCCACGCTGAACGCATACTATGACTATACAGCTTATGAGCAGTCTAGCGCGGTGAACACAGACCCAACGGACGCAAGTATTGTGGGTGTATTGGAGAAGGGGAGAGCGAAGGTAAGCGGAACGGCTCAGATCACATATATAGAAAATTCAAACGAAGAAACCTATGTCATCAATCAGTAATGTAAGTGCTATCAACTTAGCAGCCTATCAACTTCCGGAAGTGGTAGAGGTATCTTCTAGGCGTTGGGTTCAATATGGTGAGGAAAACAACTACTATGAATACTTAACCGACTTAATCAATTCAAGCTCTATCCATTCAGCCATTGTAAAGGGTACAACAGACCTAATATTTGGCGAGGGCTTTAACCCGATTAAGGAGCTAGAGCAAGAAGACTTGCGGCGCATGGCGTGGGATATGTACGCGCTTGGGAATGTGGCCGTGAATGTTATATGGGATAGTAAGGGCGAGAAAGTGGTGAAGATTAAACACCTACCCGTTCAAAACGTGCGCCCCTCTAAGATGGACGAGCGTGGAAAGATACATTCGTACTGGGTTTCTGCCGATTGGAGCGACATGAGGAAGAACAAGCCCGTAGAATACTGCTCATTCGACCCACAAAAGGCAAAGGGTGAGAACGCGGAACGATCACAAATACAATTCATGCGCCCTTACAAGTCGGGGTTCTATTATTTCAGCCCTGTTGACTATCAGGGCTCTATCTCTTACATAGAATTAGACAAGGAAATAGCCAACTTCCATTTGAACAACGCTAAAAACGGCCTCACGCCTTCAATGGTGTTCAAGTTCAGGAACGGTATTCCAGACCCCGAAGCGCAAAGGCAGCTAGAGAATAAGATTAAAAAGAAATTTGGCGGCTCTGGTGGCTCGACCCTGATGTTGACGTTCTCAGAAAGCGGAGACGACTCACTAGAAGTTGACGTATTGCCAGACTCTGACGCGGATAAGAAGTACACCTTTTTAAGCGAGGAAGTTACAAGGAAGATTTTAGCAGGCCATCGCGTTACTTCGCCACTTCTGTTTGGTATTCGGGGCGGTGATGGCTTCGGCTCAAACGCTGACGAGATTAAACAGAGCTTCCTACTTTATGAGGAAACGGTTATAATGCCAAAGCAGGCTTTTTTGGCTGAGAACATTAATAAGGTCCTAGCCTTCGCGGGTCAGTCGATAGAAATAAAAACAAGCAAACCTAAAGCGTGGTTCGATGAAGAAAGCGGAGCAGATACCGAGTGAGATAGTTGAAAAAGTCTTAGAGCATTTGGAGTCTTCAGGTGAAAGCATTGAAGAACTAGAGTCTGACGGGTGGGAGCTTTTAGGCTTCGAGCCTGTGGAAGATTTAGACGAGTCTAAATTTGAGCTTTCTATATCAGCCAAGCCCACAGATAAAAGCACCCATGACAAGGGGTTATATAAGATTTTGTACGAGTACACCTCTGGCGATGGGCGCGACATTATAAGTACTTCAAGAGACTTTTGCAGAAGAATTATAAACTATCAAAAAAGAACAGCTCGAAGGTTCAGAAAGGAAGACATAGACCAAATGAGTTTCAGTAATGAGAACGGCGAGTTCGGTACTTATTCAATATTCAAGTTCAAAGGCTCGTATGGTTGTCGGCATTATTGGAAGCGATTAATTTACTTCCGTAAACGAAAGGACGGAAAGTTTTTACCTCCTTCAAAAGACCCTTCAAAGCCTTTGAACGATCAGAACGACAAAAGAGTTGGCGACACCCCAAGCGTAAGACGCGCAGGCGATGAGGCCAAAGTAAACCCTAAACCCAACAGATAATGAGCGTAGCCATTTGGATAAGCACGGAGTATCTTAAAACGACTACCCACATATCCACAGACATAGACCCTGAGAAGATACAAAACAGCGTTAGAAGCGTTCAAGACGTGTATGTTCAACCAGAACTAGGAACAGACCTGTACAATAAATGCTCTTCAGACATCGCTGCAAGCTCTCTGGCGGGTAATTATGCCACGCTCGTTAATACATGGGTCGCGCCTTATTTAGCTTGGCAGACGGTAGCCGACGCGCTCCCCTTTTGGGGTGTTAGAATCGGCAACGGAGGGATTACACGAAAAAGCCCTGAAGGCGCAACGGCTTTAGATAGCTCAGAGGTCAACAGCCTAGCACAGAAAGCCCGACAAAAAGCGGAGTTCTACAAACAAAGGCTTATCGACTACCTATGCAACCATAATGAGTTGTTCCCTGAGTACTCTACAAACACGGAGGAAGACATAACCCCTCGACATTCAAACCATTCATCGACTATATGGCTAGGGTAAAAAGAAAGGATCGGTTCACTCGGGAAAAGTTACTAGACAAGTACATTAAAAAGAAGAAGATAGAAGATGGAAGAAATAATAAGCACAATAGGCGGCGGGGCTAGTGCTTTAGTTTTATCTATTGCCTACGCTCGTTGGTCCATCCAGCAGCACGGAAAGGAGATTGATAAACTTACAAGCCGCTTAGACATCAACGATGAAAAGGACGCTATTAGAAATGAGACTTTGGCGGTGATGCAAAGCAGTCTTTCCGGAATGGACACCCACTTAGCGGCGAAGATTGACGGGCTAAAGTTGGAAATACTAAACAACTACGATTCAAAGCTAACCAGGTTCGACGATAGGATTAAAAGCGTTGAGACATACCTCGACCAAAACGAACCGGACCGTAAGCGGGCGATGGAATTGCTCGCCATCGTGCAGACTAAAATGGAGAGCCTAGAGGTCGGCATGAATAGAATGCTATCTAAGTTCGACGAGTACGACAAAAGTATTCAAGCCTTCTACCGGAAGAATCCAGAATTGTAAACTTTTCACCTTTATACATATAGCAGTATGCAACTTAGCAAAAACCTAAGTTTATCGGAGGCTATTAAAAGCCAAACGGCAACGCGTAGGGGCATAGATAACGTTCCTGTGGGTGAACACCTTTTAAACCTTAAACGACTCGCACATTTCATCTTTCAGCCTTGTAGGGATAAGTTCGGCCCTCTTGCTTTGTCTTCTGGATATAGAAGCGGGGAATTGAACGAGGCCATCGGCGGTGCTTCATCCTCTCAGCATTGCAAGGGGCAAGCCTTTGACATCGACGGCGACAAAACGGGCGTGAACAATAGAGAGTTATTTCATTTCATTAAAGACAACTTAGACTTTGATCAATTAATCTGGGAATATGGCAACGAACGCCATCCAGATTGGGTTCATGTATCATACAAAGAGGGTAAGAATAGAGGCGAAGTATTAACAGCGTATAGGGTCAATGGCCGAACTCGCTACAAACATTTTGAGTTATGAGTGGTTTTTTGGGTAAAGTAGGAGAGTTTTTAGGCGGTGCAGGCAGCGGGATTATTAAGCAAGTCTCGGAGGTAGCAGACACCTTCATCCAAACCAAAGACGAGAAGGACGCTTTTAAGCTAAAGCTGAAGGAATTGGAACACAAGGTAGCCCAAGAGTCCAAACAGCTACAAGCAGACATTGAGAGGGCTTACTTGGAGGACACCAAGAGTGCAAGGAATATGCAAATAGCCGCGCTTCAACAGGAAGACACTTTCTCGAAGCGTTTTGTTTACTATCTCGCTATCTTTTGGAGCGTGGTAGGTTCAACTTATTTGTTCATGGCAACTTTTTCGGAGGTTGTCAACCCTAAGATGGCCGACACCGTTCTCGGGTTTCTTCTGGGTACTATTGTAGCCACTATAATCAACTTCTTTTTTGGAAGTTCAAGAGGTTCACAGAAGAAAGATGAAGGCGTTAACATCAAGCAAGCCATTGACGCGATGAGAAAATAAAAACTAATAGGATGAGTAGACCGAGATTAAGCAAAGGACTCAACTGGCTTGTGGGAAGCCTAAAAGATGAGTCCAACAGAGTCCTAGTAATAGGAGACTTGCACGAACCTTTCTGCCTGGATGGATATTTAGACTTCTGCATAGAGCAAAAGGAGAAGTTCAACTGCAATAGAATCGTATTTATTGGCGATGTGATCGACAACCATTTTAGTTCATACCATGAGACAGACGCGAACGGTCTTGGGGGTGCAGATGAACTAGACTTTGCGATTAAGAAGATAGCAAGGTGGCGCGATGCCTTCCCGGTTGCTACGGTTATTATTGGAAATCATGACAGGATAATCATGCGCAAGGCTCAGACCTCCGCAGTTCCTACTAAATGGATAAGAGAATACAAAGATGTGCTGGAAGTTCCTCAATGGGATTTTTTAGACAGGCTAGTTATCGACGATGTGCAGTACATTCACGGTGAGGCGGGAACAGCTAGAACGAAATGCAAAAGCGATATGATGAGTACGGTACAAGGACACCTACACACTCAGGCATATACTGAGTGGGTTGTTGGTCAGAAATTTAAAGTCTTCGGAACTCAGGTGGGCTGCGGAATAAACCACAATTCGTACGCTATGGCCTACGCTAAGAGAGGGAAGAAACCCGCTATTGGCTGCGTTGTTGTTCTTAATGAGGGCCGAACGCCTATTAACTTACTTATGGACTTATGATTGAAGGAGTTGCATTGTATTACACGGACGAGAAAGTCAGGAAGCTCATTGACAGGAGGCTTCACAAGATGTCTGTAATTTCCGCAAATCTAGGAACAGACTCTACGGAAAAGGAGAAGAAAGAAGCTAACAAAAGAATCGGGAGGCTAGAGGCTGAGATTAACAACCTATCGCCTAACTTTCTCGGATCACTAGAGTAGCCTTATCCAGCTTTTTCTTCTGTTATTCGATACTTTTACTTTCCTAATAAGGAGTTAGCAACCATTCAGCCTGTCCAATCTCAACTCATTTATAGCATCCATAGAATAAACCTGAACGGCTTTATTCAGGGCTAAAGCTCTCCGCTTTACATCGCGCTTTGTCATTGACCTTATAACCTCGTTCCAATCGTCTCCAGGCTCTACATATACAACGCAATCC